ATTCAGGTTCACGTTGAGGATACCACGGAGGAAGAAAGACCATATTAAAGAGGATAAGGGGTGGGGACATTTTGTCCGCACCCCTGTTTTTATAGGAGTGTTTTATGACAATACCGGAGCAGTTACGTGATAACCGGTATGGTTTCCTCAAACTCCGTGGTCAAACGAAAATACCGCTTGAGACAGGATGGCAGAAGAAACCGTACCGTTTTACAGATATCGAGGCGTGGTTTAACACCGGCAATAATTACGGCGTGATGGGCGGCGAGGGCGAGCTTATCGTTCTCGATGCTGATCAGAAACGCATTAGCGAGATCGCCGAGTCGGATTTACCCAAGACGTTCACGGTTAAGACGCCGAAGTGCGGGCATCATTATTATTTTTTATGCGCCGAGATCACACACAAGATAGTCCTCAATAAGGACAAGGATCATTTCGGCGAGATTATATCGAATGGCGCTCAGGTTGTCGGGTGCGGATCAATTCATCCGGACACAAAAACGCCGTATGAGCTTCTTCGTGATTTAGGAATAACACGCATTAGCCGTGAGGAAATATTAGCCCCGCTCGCCGAGTTCTTGGTTGATGACAAGCAGTTGTATGACGGCATTAAGCCGGAAGATTTGGACATCATGTCCGTTCTGCAAAAGAACGGAATTGAGTTAAAGAAATTATCCGGCCAGTACGCTTGCGCTCATCCCATTCATGGATCAAAGACCGGGATGAACCTTGTTGTGCATCCGCAGAAGAACGTCTGGAAATGTTTCCGCTGTAATTCGGGCGGCGGCACGCTTCTTCTCATCGCCGTGCTTGAGGGGATTATTGAGTGCCAAGAAGCCAAGCCCGGGGCGTTAAGAGGCGAACTGTTTAAGCGTGCCGTTAAAGTAGCGGAGAAAAAATACGGTTTTAAGGTCAAGCGTCAGGATCATTCAAGCGTTCCAGCGGGTTTGTGGAACGACGAGTGGAATTCCAAGCGGCTTGTTGAGCGGCATGCCGGGCTTATCAGAAATTGCGACAATCTCGGCGGGTGGCACGTTTGGGACGGCAGGGCGTGGAAGCTCGATGAGATTCACATCATCACGGCATTGGCTCGGGACACCGTTAGAGCTTTTCATGATTACTTTCAGCAGATGGATGAGGAAGAACAGAAGTATTTTATCAAGCACATGCGTATCTCAGGCAACGAGGCGAAACTCAGAGCCATGGCGAACGTGGCTCGAAGCTGGCCGGGGATGTCGGTGCGATCAGATGATTTCGACGCTGATCCGTATTTATTAAATTGTCAGAACGGCGTGCTTGATTTGCGCACGGGTAAGATGTCGGCGCACAGCCCGGATTTTCTTCTCACGAAGATTTGTAACACGCATTTCGACTCTAAGGCGCAATGCCCGGAGTGGATGAAGTTTCTTGACACTATTTTTAAGGGCGATAAAGAGCTGATCGATTTTATTCAGAAGGCTGTTGGGTACGGGCTTACAGGCGATGTGTCGCAACAGGTATTTTTTATCCTGCATGGCGACGGTGCGAATGGTAAGTCAACTTTTGTTGAAACGTTTTATAAGATTCTCGGCAGTTACGCCGCAATAACGCCCACATCGACGTTAATCGCTAAGCGGGGCAATGAGATCCCGAATGATGTGGCGAGGCTTAAGGGCGCAAGGTTCATCATCTCATCAGAACTTGAACGCTCAAAGACCCTTGATGAGGCGTTAGTCAAACGCTTCACTAGCGAAGAGCCTATATCAGCACGATTTTTAAGGCAGGAGTTTTTCGAGTTTAAACCTACCGGCAAGATTTACCTTTCCACGAACTATAAACCCACGATCAAGGGAACGGATGATGGCATATGGCGGCGTATCCGGCTTATTCCGTTTGAGCATAAGTTTGAGGGTGCGAACAAGATTGAGAAGTTCGCAGAGAAGTTTTTGTATCCGGAACTGCCCGGGATATTGCGCTGGGCTGTCGAGGGTTTTTTAAAGATGCAGAAAGAAGGCATGAAGCCGCCGCAGATCGTGCAGTGCGCAACTCAGGATTATAAATCAGATGAGGACGCTATCGGTGCGTTCTTGGATGAGCTTTGTGAGTTTGGGGAGATGGAAGTGGTCGGCGTTTCTGAGCTTTATGATTCGTTTAAGGAAAACTCGGACGCTTTCATGCGTAAGAAGGACTTTAACGATTACATGGAGAAGCACGGGTATCAGAAGGATAGAGGCACGGTTGGGCGGCTTAAAGGAAGGTATTACTGGCGAGGGTTGAAGCTCCGGGAAGTGCCCAAGGGGGAGGATTTCGATGATCGGCCATATTGAGTTTATGCCTCAAAAACTCCACCGCTATAAGTCGTTTATTGACAATAAGTTGTGGCGAGTGGTGGAGAAAGTGGAGTTTTTTATCTATAACTCGTGTGTGAGAAAAATTTTGGTTTTTATATATATGTACAGGAGAAATGCAAAATCTCTCCACTTACTCCACCGGGTTTATGTAAGTGGTTGATTTATAAGGGGAAAACTACGGTGGAGTTTTTTGTATGGATAAGCATGAGGAGTTCAAAAGGCTATATAAACGGTTCATTGACGGCTCACGCTGGCTAAACAAGAAGATGCTGGAAGGCACAGCCACGCAAAAGGACAAGGACGAGTTTAATGAGCGGGTGGTAGCCCCTATGGACGCAATATGGGCGAAGTTCACGGATGAGGAGAAGGACTATTGGGGCAAGGTGCAGTACGCAGTTGATCTGTTTGAGGGAACAATTGTCCTTGAAGACGAAGCCCGTAAAAGAAAACAGATTGAAGAACGAAGCAAGAGGAAGAAGAGGCGATGGAGAAATTATTCCCGATCATATTAATCGTTTTAGATTTCGCCGCAGGTGTTGTGTATGCCTGTGGTGGTGACGTACGGCACGCAATTTACTGGACGGCCGCAGGAGTGCTGACGATATGCGTTACGTTTTAGATAACGAATGGATTATGGCTTTCCAAAGGATAAGACATAATTCACGAAACAAGATATATCGCTTGGTTAATCCTTGGGATCTTAAATTATCAAGGATAAGCAATACTTGGAGAAAATTTAATCATCAAACAGATGGCAGGGGACAAAAGAAGGATATGCCCAAAAAACAATATCAGTCTATAGATGAGCGACTACGGGACTGTCTCAAATATTCTTTAGACAAACGCAGAATCAAAGGCTGGAAACAAACACTAGAGACTATTCGCACGGGCTGGCGAGATAGGGGGCGAAGAATAAGAGGGGGAAGCTTTTCATGACGCATAACATAAATAATTTGGGGATTAAAGAATTAAAGGAAATTCTCGAACGACAAAATTACAAATGTGCATTAACGGGACGGCCATTAACTCCTGATAACTGCGCTATGGATCATATAGTACCTCTAAGTCGTGGAGGTACGCATACCAAAGATAATGCTCAGCTTGTAAGAACCGAAGTTAATAAAGCTAAGGGGACGCTTTTAGAGATGGAATTTATAGAGGTATGCCGTGATGTAGTCGCTTATGCAGATGCAAAACTTGAGTGTAATAGTACGGGTCCTTCTGGGGGCGGCTTGGCCGAGGGTCAGCCGAGGCGCATTTTGTGAGTGATACAAAATTTTAAAATGTGTGTCAGTGTCAGTGGGGTCAAAACAAGGCGGCCAAAATGGTCACAAAAGGCTCAAAAAGGCGCATTTCATGGGGGAATACGCTTAGGAATGGGCAAATAAGGAGGAATTTCGATGGCAAATATTAATGTCAATCCTGACATTTGCGATGTCAGTGTGTCAGAGCTGAAACCGGCTCCGTATAACCCGAGAGAGATTTCGGACGAGGCGTTAGCGGGGCTTCGGCAGTCGCTTGAGCGATTCGGGATGGTGGATCTCTTGGTGGTGAACCGGCGCAACATGAGAATCATCTCAGGGCATCAGCGATACAAGATTTTGCAGGAAGCGGGCGTTGAGAAAGTCACGGTCATCATGGTTGATGTGGATGAGATAGCCGAAATGGCTATGAACGTCACGCTTAACTCTCAAGAAATCACCGGGCAGTGGACAGCGGCGATCATCCCGCTTCTTGAGAAATTGCGCACGGAGAATGGGGACGCATATCTTGCTTTGCGTATGCAGGAGCTTAGGGATCAGGTGCGGGAGTTTGAGCAGGAGAATAAAGGTATTGGAAAAACCTTACCTGATGATTTACCCGAACCGCCGAAGGATCTTATCACCAAGCCCGGGGATTTATGGATTCTCGGTGATCATCGGTTGTTATGTGGCGATAGCACTAAGGAAGAAGATGTCGCTCGCTTAATGGATGGACAGCAGGCGGATTTGTTGGCGACCGACCCGCCGTATTGCGTTGATTACACCGGCAAGGATAGACCCAATGGCGGCAGGGACTGGTCGAACGTTTATCACGAAGTTGATATCCCGGACGCATCGGCGTTCATGAGAAGTTTTTATTCGGTCGCTTTGAAATTTATAAAACCACATACGGCGTTGTATCTCTGGCACGCATCGAAGCGCAGAAGCGAGATTGAGTGTGTATGTCAGGAATTAAATATTCTCATTCATCAGCAAATCATATGGGTTAAGCCGTGCGTGATCTTGACCTATTCGTTTTATTCATGGCGGCACGAGCCGTGTCTTTTGATGTGGGTCAAAGGTCAGAAGCCGCCTTACCGGCCGAAGGACAAATCTATCGGAAGCGTTTGGTCGATTGATTTCGTACGCTCAGGCGATCCGACTACCCCGGAGTATCACACCGATCTTTGGGAACTTGATTGGGAAGGCAAGAAGCGGGGAAGTTCGATTGCGGAACACCCCACGGTTAAACCGACGGAGGTCTTCGCCATACCTATGCGAGTGCATACGCAGGTGGGGAATATTTGTTTTGAGCCTTTTTGCGGATCGGGTTCTCAGATCATAGCCGCAGAGAGATTAAATCGCAAGTGCTTCGCCATGGAGCTTGAACCGTTCTTCGTGGATGTGGCTGTCAAACGCTGGGAAGAATATACCGGTAAGAAAGCGGTGAGAGCTTAATGGAAGAAGTAAAACCGAAACAGAATTTAGCGGACATCGCCCGGAAGAAACGCTACTTGCATTTAATTGAGAAACTGCACAGCGGCACGCCGTTAACGAAGCCGGAGATCAAAGAGCTTGAGGAGTTCGAAAAAGAACCGGAGGCACCGACTGTCGTTAAAAGCGCAGAGGAAGTGGCGCAGTTCATGGACGTGTCTGAGCGCACGGTTTATCGCTGGCGTAATGAGGGCATGCCGGTCACCAAGGACGGTTATTACGATCTTGAGCGGATTAGGGTGTGGTTCGAGGAAAGAGAAAAGACCGGCGACGGTGAGGGCAAGGCATATTGGGAAGAAAAGATCAGGAAGTATAAAGCGACGCTTCTTGAGATTGAGTTGAGGAAAGCTCAGAGCGAGCTTGTCTCGAGTGAGGAAGTTGAGCGTGGGCGCATTTCAAGGATCATAGCTGTTAAGCGGGCGTTTTTGGCGTTACCGACACGGCTCGCCCCGGTTCTTTCTATGCAGGAGCCGAGAGAAATCGAAGTCATTCTTTATGAGGCGATATCAGAAATTATTGATGAATTCGCAGGGGTTGTAAATGAGAACACTGAAACAGGACAGACAAATTTGGACGCAGGCGGAACAGCAGGCGTGGAAGCGTCCGGCGAAGATAACAGTCAGCCAGTGGGCTGATCAATATCGTTATCTTAATCCAGTCACGTCAGCCGAGCCGGGCAGATGGAAGACCGTGCGCACACCGTATCTGCAGGGTGTTATGGACGCTTTCACGGATCCGTATGTCGAGGAGATCACGGTCATGGCGGCTTCGCAGGTCGGCAAGACCGAGGGCATGTTCAATATGCTGGGGTATGTGATAGATCAGGACCCGGGCCCCACGCTGGTGGTGTTGCCGAGAGAAAATGACGCAAAGAGCGTTTCATATAACCGTGTGCTTCCGATGATTCATGGCTCACCGGTTCTTCGCAATCGCATGCCGTCAAACGCAGACGATATGACAAAACTCGAATATCGGTTTGACCGGATGATTCTTTTCTTTGCTGGATCGAACAGCCCGGCGGATCTCGCATCACGGCCGATTCGGTATTTGTTTTTGGACGAGATTGATAAATACCCGAGATTCTCGGGGCGTGAAGCTGATCCGATTAAACTCGCCACAGAGCGCCAGAAAACTTTTTGGAATAAAAAAACGGTCAAGGTCTCAACGCCGACAACTCGTGACGGTTACATTTATCGTGAGTTTGAGAAATCCGACCAGCGCAGGTTTTTCGTGCCTTGCCCGCATTGCGGCGGGTATCAGATACTGGTTTTCGGTCAGATCAAATGGCCGGAGCATGAGAGGTCGGCGGAGAGGATCAGGAACGAGCGGCTTGCGTGGTATGAGTGCGAGCATTGTAAGAAGCGCATTGATGATTATCAAAAGCAACAGATTCTTTCTCACGGGAAGTGGGTGCCGAGAGATTGTGAGATAAACGAGCAGGGCGAGATTTGGGGAGAGGGGATTAAGAGCAAACATCGGGGGTTTTGGATCAATTCGCTTTACTCGCCGTGGCTTAATTGGAGTGATATCGCCGCAGAGTTTTTAAAATCAAAAGACTTTATTGAGCTGTTGATGAACTTTGTCAACTCGTGGCTTGCCGAGGTTTGGGAAGAAAAGATTGAGGAGACCACAGTTGATCGGGTAAAGGCGCACGCCTGTGATTATCTTGAGGGAATTGTGCCGGATGATGCGGTTGTATTAACAGCGGGTGTGGACGTTCAAAAAGACCATTTTTATTACGTGATTCGTGGTTGGGGTTATGAGGAACAGTCTTGGCTTGTTCGGTGCGGTTCTCTGGAATACTGGGACGATTTAGTTGAGGTGTTGTTTAAGACTGAATACAGGAAGTTTTCGGGTGGAGAGACGCTACCGGTTTACATGACGTGCGTTGACTCTGGTTTTAGGACTGACGAGGTGTATTACTTCTGCAGGCAATGGCACGATCGTGCGAAGGCGATCAAGGGTCAGGAAGAATTAACGGATGGCAGGTTTTATCGTGCGTCAAAGATCGATATCAATTCACGCACGGGAAGTATTATCAAAAATGGTCTTGTGTTGTGGAATCTTAATGTCACGCAGTACAAGGACAAGATTAGTCGCCTCGTGGCGAGTAAGGATCCGGCGAAATGGCATTTGTTTAAAGACCCTTCAGATGATTACCTTTCGCAGTTTACCGCAGAACATAAGGTCTTGGTAAGAAACAGAAATACAGGCAAGGCGAAGGAAGTCTGGCAGAAAAAACGCTCCTCGGTTGCGAATCACTATCTTGATGCGGAGGTTTACGCCATCGCCGCCGCTGACATAATCCGTGCGCTCAATCTTCGCAGAGACGAGCGTACGGTTCATAAAGATATAAGGCAGGAACACAGCCGTTCCAGCTGGATTCGCAAAAGAGAAGGGGCGTGGATTTAATGGGCGGCAGATGGCTCAATAGACATGAAAACTGGCTTGATAAAAAAACCAATATAGAACGACGACCTGTTGGGCGACCGGTGAATGAAAGCGAGGATTATGGCGTAAGGTATATCCCTTTGAAATGCCCGAAGTGCAAAAGCAAAGATGTGAGATGTTATTCGAGCACACCACCGATTCGGTATCACGTCTGTCGGGATTGTGGCTATAACTTCAAATCCGTTGAGGCAAATGATGAAAAATAATTATTACTATTTTGTAGTAACGACCCAATTGAAAAAGATTTGAGATGAGATAAACTTGAATTAGAAAATTAAAAGCGGGACAGCTGATCACTGCCGCCGCACCCAATAAGCAATAAAAACCCGATTCCTTAGCTAAGGGGGAGTCGGGTTTTTTTATTGGGCTGATGGAGAGGTTATGAGCGCACCAACAAAACAGGAAATGCTTGAGAACGTTGAGACGGCTATTAACGCACGAATGACCGGCGGAGCTGTGCAGTCATATTCGATCGGCGGCCGCAATTTGCAGTACATAACATTGGCGGAACTTATAAAACTGCGAGACACGTTGCGGCAGGAAATCGCCGCCGGAAGTTCTCGCACGTCATACGCAAAGTTTGAGAATCCGGTATGAACATAAAAGAAAAATTAGCGAATGGGTTAGATGGTTTGGTCGGTTTCTTCTCACCGAAGGCTGGTTTAAAGAGACGGATGTTCCGTGAGGCGATCAAGTTATCCGACAAGTTCGGGGCTTATCGTGGGGCGGAAAAAAACAGAATGCGTTCGTCTTGGATCCCGGGCGGTGGATCCGCTGATCAGGACATTATTCCTGATTTGCCGGATTTGAGAGAGCGTAGCCGTGATTTAAACCGTAACGACGCACACGCCTCGGGTATCACCAATACCATGACAACGAATGTTGTTGGCACTGGTATCCGACCGCAGAGCAGGGTTGATAAAGAGGCGCTTGGGATTTCTGAAAGCAAAGCGGACAAGTTTCAGAAGAAAGCCGAACGGTCATGGAAGCTGTGGCTTCCGTACGCCGACGCAGGCAACCGCATGGATTTTTACGAGATCCAGCAGTTGGTTGACAGGCAGATTCTTGAGAACGGCGAGGCGATTGTTATCCCGGTTATGTTTAAAGACAAAAATCGTCCTTACTCGCTTGCGTTGCAGGTTATCGAGGCGGACAGACTCGCCACACCGCCTGATAAACGTGGGGATAAAACCATAAGAGCCGGAGTCAGGATCGGCGAGAACGGCGAGCCGGTTTCTTACTTCATTCAAAAAAGTCACCCCGGTGATTATCGCTTCACAAAAGCGGACGAGAGAGACTTCGTTGAGATCGCCGCACGCAATGAGTTCGGCAGACCGAACGTATTTCATTTATACCCGGTTCAGCGATCCGGACAGACTCGTGGGGTTCCGTTCTTTTCGCCGGTTCTCACGTATTTCAAAGATTTGGCGGAGTACGCCGAGGCGGAGCTTGTCGCCGCACGGATTGCGGCCTGTTTCTCAATATTTATCACCTCGGAAGCATCGATGGATCTTAATACCGGCTATGACCGCAACTTTCAAGGGCAATATTTGGAGTCATTAGAGCCGGGCATGATAAAGCATCTACTTCCGGGTGAGTCTATAACCTCGTTTAATCCGCAACGACCCTCGGCCACGTTCGAGCCGTTTGTGGAAAAAATGCTCAGGGCGATCTCGGCGGCTTTGGGCTTGCCGTATGAGTTAGTCGCCAAGGATTTCTCAAAGACGAATTACTCAAGCGCACGGGCGGCTTTGCTTGAAGCACGCAGGTATTTCAAGGTCAGACAGGAATGGCTCGCACGCAAACTCTGCCAGCCGGTTTGGGAGATGGTTTTAGAGGAAGTGTATCTCAGGGGTGAGTTGGGGGCGATATCGTTTTACGAGAATAAACAATATTGGGTCAACGCTTCGTGGATCACGCCGGGCTGGGAATGGGTTGATCCGCTGAAAGAAGCCCAAGCGGCGGAGGTAGGTATCCGTAACGGGATTATCACGTATTCGGATTTATATTCGGCGCAAGGGAAAGACTGGGAGGAATGTTTTGAGCAAAGAAAAAGAGAACAAGAAAAAATCAAAGAGCTCGGGCTCGAGCTCAATCAAAAACCTGATTCAAGTGATGGTAAGAGCGCAAATGCAGACAGCGCAGACGCTGGTCGTGGAGGTGAGGAATAAATGAAAAAAGATTTATTCAGAGCGGATGTCGCACGTTCCGGCAACGTCAAAATCGATAGAGATTCGGCGGTTATCAATGGGTTCGCCGTGGTCACGAAAGGCGTTACGAAGGACAGCCGAGGCGAGTTTGACGATATCTCGCTTGATTCTGTTGTTGAACTTGGGAACAAAGTTAAAACGGGAGTCAAATCAAGATTTGGTCATCCCAATATGAGTAGTACCGCTCTCGGCACCTTTCTGGGAAGGGTGCGGAATTTTAGGCGTGATGGCGACATCGTCAGAGCGGATCTACACATCGATAAGACGGCTTTTGAAACGCCGGACGGAGATCTCGCCGGGTATGTGCTTAATCTCGCTGAGAGCGATCCGGAGATGTTTGGCGCCTCAATGGTGATTTATTGGGATGAGGAAAAACGAGAGGGCTTGGACGCTAATGGAAACGAACTACCGCCGTTCATTCGTGTCACCAACCTTTTCTCGGTTGATGTGGTGGACGATCCGGCGGCGAACAACGGGCTTTTTGGCATGCCGTTTTTCTCCGAAAGCGTGAGGCCGTCAGCGGAGATGACAGCCTTCTTGGATAAATTCCTTAACAATCCTGATGCGGTAGAGAAAACCATCGGGTTTTTGAATAGATATCGTTTGAATAAAGAAGTGCAATCGAAACCTAAAGAGGAGGTGTTAGCAATGCATGACTTAACGTTAGAAAAGTTAAAAGAGGAGAGAAAGGATATTTTTGATGCGGCTCATAAGCAGGGCTTTGACGCTGGCGTTCAGGAGGAACGTAGCAGGGCGGTTGCGATCCTGAAAAAAGCGGAATCGTTTCAGGGTATGAGCGCACTCGCATTGGAGTCAGTTGAGCAGGGGCTTACGCTCGATCAATCGGTCGTGAAGTTTCAGCAGAAGCGGCTTGATGACATCGAGAAAGCGTCAGCGCCGGTTGTCGGGCCTGATGGCGAGGAAGTATCCAAGAAGAAGGTGACTCATTTGGAGCGTGCTCGGCAGTATCAGAAAGAACACGGGTGCGGCATGACAGACGCTCTTAAAGCGACAGCGGATAAAAGGCAATAACCATAAAGGAGGAGGTAGAAAAATGTCTCAATTTAATATCGGATCAAAAGCGTTTGTGGCAGGCGAGGATTTAGAAGCCTACCGCCGGGTGAAGTTAAGCGCAGGAAGCGGCTCGCAGGTTGAGTACGCAGACGCAGGTGAGGATTGTATCGGAATCACAGCGGCAAAGGCGGCGCAGGGCGAGCATATCAGCGTTGATTTAAAGACCAGCGGCAGGACGTTCAAGATGGTTGCGGCCGGAGTAATCAGCGCAGGTGGTGATGTTTACGGAGCTAATGACGGCAAGATCAGCGCAGTCGTGAGCGGCTCTATTATCGGAAAAGCGCTGGAAGCGTCGACAAGCGATGAGGAAGTCATCGAAGGGCTATTTGCCTAATCAAAAGGAGGAATAAAAAATGCCAGACTATCAAGGAACAAGAGCGGTACCGAGACTTGAGTTAGGGGAAGCGGCGCTGGAGTTTATCCAGTCGCAGGATGAGTTTATAGGCACAAAGGTTTTGCCTATTTTTCAAACCAAAAAGAAAGCGAGTATCTTTCCGGCGATCACACGGGAGAGCATCACTCGTGAGGCGGATACCAAACGTGCGCCTCGAGGCAACTATAACCGTGATTCGTTTCAGGCGAAAGATAGACAGTACGCCTGCGAGGAGCATGGTCTGGAAGGGCCTCTTGACGATTCCGAACGGGAAATGTACGCCACGGACTTCGATGCTGAGCTTACAACCGTTCAGATCGTGACACGCAGGGTTCTGCAGGCGCAGGAAAAGCGTATTGCCTCAAAAGTTTTCGATACCGCTGTTTTTACGGGATCAAAACTTTACACCGACTTCTCGGGTGAGCCGTGGGATAACGCTTCGAGTGATGTTATCGCACAGGTGAGATCCGCTCGGGAGCAGGTGAGGCAAAACTGCGGGATGGAACCCGGTTCGCTAATCATGAGCAAGGCGAATATCGACCGGCTTCTGAATAACGACAAGATCAAAGGGGCGATTCAGTACGTCGCAAGACTGACTGAAGCGGAACTTTTGAACGCCATGGCGGATATTCTCGGCGTTAAGAGGATCATTGTCGGAAGGGCGATATATAACACAGCGAAGGAAGGCAAGTCGTTTCAAGGAGCGGATATCTGGAGCGATGACTTCGCCATGGTGGCAGTTATTGGCGAGGGTCAGAGATTGTCCGATCCGACCGTGGGAAGAACATTCCTTTGGACGGGGGACAGCCCGGAGAACGCCACGGTTGAGCAGTATCGTGACGATGCGGCCAGAAGCGACATTTTCCGAGTGCGTCAGCATGTGGACGAAATGATCGTCGACCCGTACTTCGCTCATCTGATGAAAGTAGACGCTTAACATTTGAGGTTCACCCGGGGGCTTAACGGCTCCCGGGCCCTCGATTAAGGAGTGTCTATGGGCTTAAAAGAACAGATGCCGAAGGACGCTGTCGGTTGTTTTTTAAACAGCGGTGAGTTCGCCGAGGAGATCACCTACACGACAGGTGCTGGTGTTTCCAAGGTACTCAAAGCCGTTGTTGTGCGATATGAACTTGCGCCAGCGGAAGAAAACATCAATCGCTCGCTGAAGAAGCAGGCGGAAGTTTACATCGCCAACGATGAGACAAACGGCGTGGCTACGGTAAATAAAAAAGATGACCGCATAACGCTTAAAGACACGGATGGCTTCGATCGTGAGGCGAGGATTAACGATGTCATAAACCGTGACGAGGGTATGTGGTACCTCATGGTGGGGTGGTAGGCATGGTGCAGTTAACCACAGAGATTGATACTCGTGCGCTTGACCGGGCGATAAAAATCGCTCCCCGAGTTCTTAAATTTGAGCTTGCGGATGGCTTGGATCGCATCGGTAAAGGTTTTTTGAAACGGTTCAGGCAACAACAGCTTCAGGGGCCTCCGGGAGTGCGGGGAGCGTCAGGACATGGGCTCTTTGGCACTTTCAAACGTGTGTTCTTTGTGTCGCCAGATATTGAGGGAATGGGCATTGAGATTTTCTCAGAGTCAAAGATCGCCAAACTTCATGAAACAGGCGGCACGGTAAAAGACCCGGGAGGCAAGCGATTGGCTGTGCCTTTATCGGCACGCAGTGAGATGTTTACCCCAGCGGGAAAACTAAGAGCCAGATACAAGCGTCCGAAAGAATTAAAAAATATCAGAGCTATGCGGTGGAAAGGCGAGACGTTTCTCGCACGGGTGACGAAGCGGGCGCAGAAGATATTGCCGCTTTACGTCTTAAAACGACAGGTGAGGATAAAACCCCGGCTTGGTTTTTACAGGACGTGGGATGGGCTGGTGAATTACCGCATTGACATTTTGAATAAGTCGATCGCCAACGCTTTGAGGAAGATTTAATGGAAACGGTAAGAGAACGAATACTTCAAAACATAAAAACCACGCTTGAGGCGGTGACGGTCGCTAACGGCTACAACTTTGATTTCACGCCGCAGACAGTCCAGCGGTGGTCAATGCACGGCAACCGCATGGTGGATATGCCGATGTCGGTTATCAGTCCGGGAGATGAGGACGAGACGAGTTCGCCGCATCCATTCGAGGAATGCGTGTTGACGGTTTATTTAGACGTATTTTTTATCAATGACGAGAACGACGCCGTGCCGACCGACACGTATTTGAACAGATTGCAGGGAGATATTAAAAAAGCGATTTTACTGGATTCGACTCGTGGAGGGGACGCAATCGATACCGATGTTTTAGGGACAACTCCGTTTGAGACGACAGAGGCGCAACCATACGCCGGGATCATTATGGAGTTAAGGATTCGTTATCGTCATTTACGGTCTGATCCAACGGCAAAGAATTAATAAGGAGGAACGACGATGTCAATGCTTATAAGAAAACGCCAGCTTGCGGCGAAGATTGAGGCTGTCGAGGGTATTGCGGAAACCCTTTTGGCGGCTGACGCAGGCATTCTGGTCAACTTCTCGCCAAAGGCGAGTTACGATCCGCAGATGTACCAACGGGACCCGGTGCGGGCTTCGCTTACGAAGATGGGGAAGCTGGCGGGGAAGCGTTCCGCTGGAATTGATTTCAGTATTGAGCTTAAAGGTTCGGGTTCAGTAAGTGTCGAGCCGGAATGGTTGCGTTTAATCAAAGCATGCGGGTTCGCCTCTAACGCTTTGAAAAAGATAGCGATTGGCGCAATCGCCTCAGGGCCTTATCTGCATGGCGAAACTATAACCGGCGGGATGTCTGGTGCGACTGGCAGAGTGGTGATTAAAACCGTTGATGGAACGACCACGCTTTATTTCATCGCTTCAAGCGGCATATTTGAGAGCGGGGAAACCATAACAGGAGGAACGTCCGGGGCTACGTCAACAGCGACAGCGGATCCCGAGAGCGCAGGGTTTGAGATTAAGCCGATCAGCAGTTCTGTGATCTCATTGACCATGGGATTGTTTGAGGACGGAATCAGAAAAGTTCTTAAAGGATGCCGTGGGACAGTGAAGTTTAATTTCAAGATCGGCGAACCGGCGACTTTGGACTTTAGTTTTAAAGGCGTTGAGTCGGGCGTTGCGGATGTGCCCATGCTGACGGGTGTCAGTTTTGACAGCACAGTGCCGCCGGTGCTTCTGAACGCCGTAATGTCTTGCGATGGGGTGTCGCTTAATATCGGCGAGATGGAGATCGATGTCGCCAACACGCTCGCTTCAAAAGACAAGATTGACGACGCAAAAGGGATCCTTTCCTTCATGATCACCGGCCGTGACATGCAGGGGTCGTTTAATCCCGAGATGGTTCCGGTCGCCACGCATGACTTCTTCTCTAAGTGGTTTGGCAACACGCCGATGGCGGTTGACTTAGCGTATGGGGAAACAGAAGGCAATAAGTTCAGGTTCTACGCACCCGGGATTATTTATAACAAGGTCGATGATGGCGATCGTGATGGTATTCAACTGGCGCAGACGTCGTTTGATTTAACCGGCTCAATGGAGCCCGGCGATGACGAACTGGCGATATTACTTTTATAAAACAGGAGGTGTTTCATGTTAACAGGCATTGATATTAACGCTACACGAGAGCACGTGTCCAAGCTGGACCCGGACAAGGAAAATCCCACTGTGTTTCATATCGGGATATTGGATCCGGTTTTGAGGGCTGAGGTTGACGATGAAAGCAGTACCTATGAGATGAGTTCAACGAATCCCAATGACAAAGCCAAGGTCAGGCTTAATTGGAATAAGCGGCAGATCACGGCGATTAAGTTCGGGCTCAAGGGGATGGATAACTTCCTTGACCCGCAGACCAAAAAGCCGATCGAGCTTAAGTTCGACACGATTCATTACGCAGGCAAGATGAGGAATGTCGTTCCGGACAGGATTATCGCTATGTTACCGAACGAGCTAAGGCAGGAACTTGCGGAAGTGATCCTGAACGAGTCAAAACTTACGGAGGGCGAGCAAAAAAACTGACCGTGGCGGTTCATTTGGGCGACCTCACCATGAACTGCCGCAGTTGTTTAAGCGGGAGAAAGATTCAATGCGAGTATGAAGTGCCCGGACAGGAAGTCTGGGAACTATACGGCGAGCAGTACCGAGGATGCCCTTTTAAAATCGTCACAAGACAGTCGGCGAATTTTTTAAGGGCATTTCAGTTTTATAAGCAGGGATATTTGCCGAACGAAGGCAGTTGGATCGAGCAGTCGGCGAAAATGTTAGACGCTTTCGAGGTCATAGAGAAAGAGCTTCAGGCGATAGAGCTTGAGCGGGAAAAAAGAAGGAGTCGGTTTAAGCGATGACGAATAAAGAGCTGTCAATCATATTGCGTCTGCGTGACGAGGCGACGAAACGCCTTGAGGGCGTGCGTGGCAATCTGCAGAGGTTCGCTCATTCTTGGAAGCAGAACTGGCTCGCTATTACCGCCGCTATTACGGCGAGCATTTTAGCGCTTCGCAAGGCGTGGGATCTTATGGAGATGGGGGCAAAAGCCCAGCAGATAGAGGAAAGTTTCAAACGCATGGCCGAGAGTGTTGGCATCAATTCTCGGGAGATGAAAAGGGCGTTGATGGAAGCCTCGAATGAGACGGTTAATTTCTCAAACGTGGCGGATAAGGCTTCGGCTCTCATGGCGCAGGGATTGAATATGGATCAGGTAACGGCGCTCATGCGGCAGGCTCGAGTTGAGGCACGGATATTCGGCACGACAACTGAAGAAGCGTTTCAAAATATATCAAGCGCAGTCACCGGCGGATTGGTCACTACACTGCGCAGGTCGTACGGGCTTCAATTATCGCTTAAAGATGCGACTGAGGAATACGCCAAGGCTACGGGCAAGACAACGGAAGAAGTGCAGAAGTATCACATGGCGCAGGCACTCGCCAATCATATTTTAGAGAGGAGCAAATCGCACCTTGAGGCGGTGAACCTTGAGTTAATGACCAGTTACGAAAAGGTTCAGATGCTTAAATCGAAATGGAATGATTTTTTAGAATCAACGGGACAAGTGTTGTGGCAGGTGCTCGGTTTTCTGCAGGGGTTCGCCAACCAGTTGGTGACCGGTATTTTTACGATCCTTGAATACGGGGCTGGCGCTGTGAAGGCGTTTATTCAGGGAATCATTAACGCTCTTAATGGGCTTTTAGCGTTTGGGACGGACTTTTTCCAGAAGCTCATGGTGCCGCTAATTAAATTCTACGAACTTTTAGGGAAACTTCCCGGCTCAGTCGGCGAGACGTACAGGCAAGCGGCGGCTGAGGTTGAGAGGTTCTCGCAATCGTTAGAGGACAACACAATACAGTTCAATGTTGAGGGATTAACGCAAGGACTCGAGGAGGCGAGACAGGTGTTTAATCTTGCCGCTCAGGAAAGCGCAAAAGAGGCGATCGCCCAGTATGACCTTGTCTTCGCCAAGGTTAAGGACACCGGTGATAAGACCGCCGATATTTTGAAAAACGTGGCGAAAGAGGTTGGCAAGGGAGCGGAGGAAGCGGGAAAACAATTTAACGCCATGGAGGAGTTCGCCAAACAATCCGCTCGGAATATGCAGAACGCATTTTCGGACTTTTTCTTTAAGGCGTTTACCGGGGAACTTCGCAGTATCAAAGATGTGTTCGCAGATTTCGGCAGAGCGGTCTTGCAGATGATCGCAAACATATTAGCGAAGCTGTTGCTTATTAAGATGTTTACCGCTATGGCTGGCGCTGGCGGCACGATATTCGGCGTGCCTGTGGCGAGCCTGTTTCATCAGGGTGGCACGATTCAAAGACGCAACCGGGCGTTTATTCGGGCTCATTCCGGGCTTGCTCCCGATGAGGTGCCGATCATAGCACAGACAGGCGAGGGCGTGCTTTCCCGCAGGGGTATGCGAGCGGTAGGCGGATCAGATAATTTACGGGCGCTTAATAACGGCGAATCTATCCAAGGTGAGGGGATCACCATAAACGTCAATCAGGTTATTCAGGCGTGGGACGCTCAAGACGTCTGGCGTAACCGCAAGATGTTATCGAATGCCATCGCCGATGACATTTATAACAACGGCAAGATTCGTTCCGTGATCAGGAGTTACGCATGAGCGATTTCACGTATTTGCCAGATTTTGTTTTTGAGGAGACGCTGGAGTATAAGACGCTCATTTCAGAGTTTGAAAGCGGTGCGGAACAACGCAGACGTAAATGGGCGACTCCTTTACGCAAGTGGCGATTGAGATTTAACAGCCGGATAAAGGCGGATATGCAGGCGGTGCGGGAGTTTTTCAAAAGTAAATACGGGGCGTTCATGGCGTTCACATGGACAAACCCGAATGATTCGGTTGAGTATTCGGTGCGGTTTGTGGAGGACAGTTTTAAGTTCACCATGAAGGCGCATGAGGTTTATGACTTTGAGTTTGATTTGCAAGAGGTGAAGTGATGCCCCGAGAAGTTGACCAGACATTCAAACAGGAAAAAGCGAAGCAGGAAAACGCCCCGATATTTCTTTACACGCTTGAGGCGTATGACGGAGTCAACGATTTGCGTTTAGCTAGTTTCGATCAGGATGTCACTTATGACGGCGTTCTTTACTCTAAGTTCCCGATAACCCATGAGTTTATATCGGAGAACAATCAGGGTCAGATTGAGCAGGTGAAAGTGAGGCTGGCCAACGTCTCGAGGCTTATCGAACTTTATCTTGAGCAGTATGACTTCAGGGGCAAGAAGGTCATCATTCGCATGGTTTGGGCGGATCAGTTGTCGGACCCAGACGCCAACATGGATGACGTGTTTTATATCGATAATTATTCAGCTGATCAAAAGAACGTTGAGTTCACTTTGACCGGCAAATTTGACGTGTTAGGGGTGGATTTGCCCGCACGAAGGTATGCCCGCAACTATTGCGCTTGGAAATTCAAGTCAACGGAATGCGGGTATGTGGGAGGAGAGAGCGCATGCAACAAGACGAAACAACGTTGCAAACAGCTGGAGAATTACCAGCGGTTCGGGGCGTTTCCGTCAGTGCCGTCAAGACGGATTTACGTGATGTAGAGAAACTCATGGTTGAGAAGTATCTCGGCGTTTCTTACCGTCACAGAGGACGTACGATGGACGGGCTTGACTGCTGGGGTTTTCTCAAGCTGGCGTACGCTGATTTAGGCGTTTCCCTCTTTGACGTGGAGGATTTGGAATATAGCAAAATCTGGGGGCTTAAAGGCAAAGACTATTTCAGAGATAACTACGCCCATGATTGGGAGAAGGTAGTTGAACCGAAGTGTTTAGACGGCATCTTGTTTGTTAATTCAAAAGGGATCGCTAATCATGCCGGAATGGTTTTAAGCAATCGGCGGTTTATTCATTGTTGCCGTCAGGGCGTGATCGTTTCACGGCTTGATGATGTTTCGTGGGTTAAAAAGATAGAAGGGTTTTACAGGTTAAGAGCATGGTCATAATTCGTAACATAGCTAATCCGTTTAAGACCGAGGATGCGGAAGTCCGGGAGTTTAAGTATTCCCGGAGCAAATGCGTGCGGGATTATCTTGATGAGGCGGGTGTTGATTATCAGGACAAGCGGGTGATTGTCACCGGAAAACGTATTGAGGATTTATCCGTGCGGATTGACAACGGTGACGAGATTGTCGTTGTGTCGGAGGTAAAAGCGCCGATTGTCGCTGTCGTGTCATGGATTATTTCCGCTGTTTGGGCGGCGGCCGTGGCGCATCCGTTTTTGTTCACGTTCTTTGTGCTTTCCATGGGTTATTCGATTTATCAATACATGAACCAGCCCAAGATGCCGGACTTCAATCTGGGAGCGGGAACTGGAATGGATGAGGGTTCGCCAACCTATGGCTGGGACGGCGTGCAGACCATTCAGGAGGTCGGCGTTCCGGTGGCGGTGGTTTACGGCAGGCATCGGATAGGCGGCAATATCGTTAATCAGTTTTTATGGGAGGACGGAGATAAACATTATCTCAATATCCTGCTCGCTCTTTGTGAGGGGGAGATTGAGTCGATCGAGGAGATAGAGTTAAACAATAATCCGATTGGGAACTTTGACGGCGTTTCCGTGGAGAAACGTTTTGGCGTGAATTATCAAAGCATGATCTCTAACTTCGAGGATCTGCACAATGTTTATCCGGTTAACGCCAATCTTACGCAGAACAATCCGTATGTATATACCACAATCGATTCGGATGTTGAGGCGTTCGAGATTCATTTAAGGCTTAGCAACGGATTATATCAGCAGAACTCAGGTTCCGGGGATATTCAAAGCTGGAGCGTGACTTACCGGGTTGAGTATAAGATCCATTCGGAAAGTGTTTATATCGACTTGGGAGAGACCACTATTTCAGGGCAGTCACGTACCAGCGTTCGCCGTGTGTTCAGAAAGACAGGGCTCACGCCCGGGCAATACGATATTCGCATTACCCGCACCAGTGAGGACAGTTCGCTTCAGCCGTTAAAACAGGGCGATCTTACGCTATTTCAGATCGATGAGATTAAGACAGACGATTTGGTTTATCCCAATAGCGCATTACTCGGACTTCATTTATTGGCGACAGACCAGTTGAGCGGATCGACGCCGAATATAACGGCGATCGTGGAAGGCAAGAAGGTTTCAATTCCGGATGTGCGAAACGCAGGCGTGCCGGTTGATTGGGAGGACTATTACTGGGACGGGAGTGATTATCGGTTGCTTGTGGACGACACGCTTCTCTCGTGGGACGGTTCAACGTACGTTCTGAAATACTCGGCGAATCCGGTTTGGTGTCTGCGGGACCTCGTGACAAATAAAAGATATGGTCTTGGAGAGTTTATTCTCACAGACAATTTGGACAACGCCTCGCTTCTTGAGATGTCGCAGTATTGCGAGGAGAAAGTTCCGGACGGTCAAGGCGGGTTTGAGAAACGGTTCAGAATGGATGTGGTCGTGGATAGCAATCACAAGGCGCTTGATATTTTGATTCAGTTGTGCGCCACGTTTAACGCCATGCCGGTATACAGCGCAGGAGGGCTCGCTTTCAAGATTGATAAGCCCGCCCTACCCACGCAGTTATTTGGTATGGGGAATATTGTCAAAGACTCATTCGCTCAGAGCTGGAAAACCATGAAGGAAGTGCCGAACGTGATCGAGGTTCAATTCACGGACAAGGAGAAAAACTACCAGCAGGAAACAATCGCCTACATCGATGAGGACTCACTGGCTTTAGGCGAGCCGATGCGTAAGAGCCAGATTCGTTTATTCACGACAAGGGCGAGTTACGCCATACGTGCGGCACGGTACGCCTTAAAAGTCGCTCGTTACATTAACCGATCAGTCGCTTTTAAGGCGGGGATTGACGCTGTCGCTTGTCAGGCGGGAGACATTATTTCTATCTCGCACGATGTTTCGCAATGGGGTTTTTCAGGCAGGGTGCAGTCAAGTAGTTCAGCCACGCTTATAAAGTTAGATCGGGCTATGGTGATTGAAGACGGCAAGTCATACAAGATACAGGTTCGTTTCTCCGATGACACGATTGAGGAGCGGCTTATTACCTCATCTACGGGAACGCATACCGAGATTTCGTGTGAGGCGTTCTCCGATGATCCGCAGGCGTTTGATGTATACGCTATCGGCGAAATGAACAAGATAAAGAAAGATTTTCGAGTGGTTTCAGTTCAGCGGGAAGGTAAGCATGAGGTTCAGATATCGGCTCTTGAGTATAACGAAGCAGTATATGACGATTCAGATATTATTTTGCCGCAGAATAACTACTCATCGTTATCAAGCGAGATTCCCACGGTCAATAATCTTAGCTTGACGGAATCACTGGTTAAGAAGACAGACGGGACGATTGAGAACGCAATTGATGTGTGGTTTGACCGCCCGGCGTATGTGGATCATTACGTTAAGTCATACGCCAAGGCGAAGATTTATTTGAGTGATGATAATGGTCTGAGTTGGCGTGCGAGAGGTGAGACCACCGGCACGCAGTTTCGTATTATTGGCGACATCGTTGACGGCCACACGTATAAGGTCAAGGTTACTTCACTTGATTCCATGAATGAGGAGAGCGCTCTCGCCACAGCGCCGGAAAGCGAGATCACGGTTGTGGGTAAATCAGCGCCGCCATCGGATGTTCCGTCGTTCTTAGTTAACCGCAACAGGGACATGCTTTATTTCGGTTGGACGCCAATCGCTGACGTGGATGTTTGGGGGTATGAGATCAGGCGTGGGCTCGACTGGGAGAGTGGTGAGTTTATCACGCTTCAACAGGGGACGCATTATCTCACCAAAGATGTTAAGCGAGGCATCGGGCAGAGCTATTGGATTAAGGCGATAGACACATCTGGCAATTATTCCGTGAACGCAAAGCAGGCGGTTGTGACGATCACGGAGATTCCTTTCAGGAATATTATCGCTGAGTATCAGGAACAGCCATTGTGGGAAGGCGCTAAGGTCAACATCGAGAAAGAGGGCGAGTCGATCGTGATTACGGAAGGGGTAATGTCCGGGACGTATACCACGCCGATTAGGGATTTCGGGTATGTGGCGAGCGTTTATATCGGCATTGACGTTGTTGTCGCTACCTCATTGGGACGGCGGTTTAACAGTGACGGTGTCACGAAATTTACCGATAGCCCATCGTATCGGTTCACTGGGCAGGAGACCTTGAGGGCGGCGAGTTTCCGCATAAGGACTTCAGAGGACAGCGTCACATGGAAGGATTGGGAGGATTACCAGCCCGGCGATTATTACTGTCGGTATTTTCAGATTGAGTTGACGCTGTATCGGGAGAATATCGGTGATGAGATCACTTGCTCAACGTTGCAGTATTTCGGCGATCTGCCGGACGTTGATGATTACGGCAACGACACGGTTGTTTCAGCGGTTGACGGCGAGGAAGTATTCTTCGGAAAAACGTATCACGAGGAGCCGAGCGTTCATGTGGAGATAAGAAGCGGGAGCGGGATTTATTCGCAGTTCGTGGAAAAAGATATCACGAGTTTTAAGGTGAAGTTATATGACGCCCAAGGCGTGGCGCAGACAGGTATGTTTGACTGGCACAGTCACGGGATTTAGGAGGTCTTCAAATGGCGAAGAATTTGATTCCATGCAAGGTGGTTATTGAGTTTGAAAAAGGCGAGTTTTTGAACGGTGTCATTTTATATAAGGTCAATGATGGCGGCGTTATCGGTCGCATGAAAAGTGTCGGGATAACGGACGCAGATTTTAATAAATCGATCTTAAACGGTTTGTTGCAGAAATTTACTAAACACGCAAACCAGTCGGAAGGAGTGGAAGATGGACAAGTTGATTTGTAACAAGTGCAAGAAGGAAATTCCTGACGACATGGCGTATGTGACGGTCAGGGGTGAGATTATCCTGCGCATGCCTAAGAGAAAGCCCATCGTGTTCACTTGCTCTGAACAAGCTGAGAATTACGCACGGCAGATGACGTTACATGATGTTTGCTGGATTCAGATGTTACGGGAACACGGAATTGAGCTTTACGACCTCAATGAGGTCGCTGAGTCTTATAAGAAAAAGGAGGTGGGCGATGGCTTGGGACAAGACTAAACCAGAGAACGACATGCTTTTGATTAATTTCCCGCCAGCTTGCAGGGCTAACTGGGAGGCGTTGGAGTTATTGACGGATCCGCTGTTGCAGATCACGAATGAGAAAGTCGCACCGGGAGCGGGTATCGAGGACACGAAACTCGCTCAGATTACTTCTGTCAATAAGGTGCATGGATCGGCGCTTACGGGTCTTGCGAGCGTTCCTTCAGCGGCCGGAGTGTTGCCGACAGAGAATTCGCCCAACAAGTTAAAGGCGGACGTCAGCGACACGACGCCGGAGTATTTGGACGGACTTATTGATACGGCGATGTTTCAGGTGTCTGCGAGTGATCAATTACAGCTAAAAGACGGCGGGGTGTTAACAGCGAAGCTTGAGAACGGCGCCGCATCACCCGGGAATAATAAATATTACGGAACGAACGCATCAGGCACAAAAGGTTTTTTTGATCGGACGGCGGTTTACGCCACGTAAGGAGATGTATGGCGCATAAGATGCCACCAAAACAATGCTCATCGAACACACCGGCTTGGACGGATCCGGCGCTTACGGATTTATCGACAAAAATCCGTAAGGCGCACGCTGATGAGTTGAGGTCGTTTTTAAACGCAGAGTTTGTGAGGCGGGGATTAACGCAAGCGTCGTTTACGGACCCGACTATCACGGCTTTGGTTACTGAAATCCGCAAAGTTCACGTTGACGAATTACGGACAGAGCTTGTGGCATGTAAATTAGGCAGAGGTGAGTCGGGTTATTGTCCTCAGGATAGTTCAGGGTGTATGGATTTCACGGATCCAACAATCACGGCTCTTTCTACTGAGGTCAGAGGTATTCATTTTCGGCAGATGATGCAGAAGGTTCAGGCTTTAATGACTGGCTGTATTTGTGAGACAGAACAGTGTCAGTATTGCGCCGACTGTGGGTATCACTACACGACGTGTTCGCATGCGGGCGTCGCTTGCGACGATCATAAATATTCGGAATGCCAGTATTCGATAAATCATTACTGGAACTGCGCCAGCATTAATTTGCCGTCAAGCGCAGAGCATCCTTACAAATCAGCGAACCCACCTGTGGCGTGGGATGGATACGTTCCTTGGGATTGGTGCGTGTATACGCCGCCGGGGTCAAACTGGGGATCGTGCGAGTACGCTGGTGGGCATAATCACACGGCGTGGAATTGCAAATGTAACCCTTATTCATGGTGATTGGTATGTTTCAAGATCAGGAAAAAGCGGACAAAGCGTCATTCAAGGCGGCTCTTTTGGAAAGTGAGAACGCCGTGGATGAGCTTATCCATTGGAGCAAAAATAACCTCAACGATTTAAGCGTTCAGTGCTTCACGCATAAACACTTTATGAGCGTTCAGGCTTTCGTGGATATTTTGCGTGAGGTTTATCAAGAGCTGGGTGTTGAGGGCGAGAATGGCAATATCTCAAACTTCGTCTTGTTCATCGCCGGTGCGCATAGGGATAACCTTTACGCTTCACACGTTATCGCTCTAACCGATGAGCACCGGCAAGTGTTTCAGGAAAAACTCGGATTGGATATTGTTGAGATTGAGACAGGACTCAGCAAATTAGTTTGGAGGATCGATGTCGGTATTTGAGATTAAGAACAGCAAGGCGATCGGCGATCTGCCATCTCAGTGCAGGGACGTTATCAAGCGGTATAAGGACGATGGGATGTTTGATATCGGTTCGATCACGGATGGCAAGCAGGAATACACCACGGTGTATTTTCTTATGACGCAGGACTGCAATCTACGGTGCGCCTATTGTTATCAGCCCAAAGAGTTCAGGAAGAAGGACTCAAATATCACGCAGGACGTTATTGACGCAACAATGGACTGGGCTTCACGGACGTTTGATGAGCGCAAGATTAAGTTCAGCATCTTTGGCGGTGAACCGTTCTTGAATTTCCCGATGCTCAAATATCTTTGCGATACCTATTGCATGTATCGTTACGTTGTCACCACGAATGGTCTTGTGCTTTTGGAGAATCAGGGTGTCAGGGAATGGGTTTTGCGGCACAAGTATCATTTGAATTTAAGCGTTAGCGTATCGTCGTTACGCAGTGTCTTGGGTGATGATTATTTGGATAAAGCCACAGCAGTGCTTGATTTGGTTAGAGCCAACGGCGGGGACGTGCATTATGTGGTAGATGATCCTGATCGTCCGGGGATTTATGAGGAGATCGTCCGGTTGTATGAATACGGTGTGCCAATCGTGCGGGTATCTTCAGCCCGGCATTGGGACATGGTTAAGAACAAGAATGAGCGGTTCAAAGATTTATTCAGGCGCATAGCGGATTACGTTTATTTCACCGGCAAGCCAAAGTTTGGCAGAAGTCAGTGGGATATAGCGTTAAAGAATAACATTTACCGCAAGATGAAAGGCATGCCACTCAAGGATGTGCCGCCGACTTTCTGCGGGTGTGGGTATTTGTATCTGGCGGTTAACAACAAAGGTGAGATTTATCCTTGCGACTTTTTCGCCAATTATCCGGAGTTCAAGATTGGTGATGTTCGGAGTGGGTTCAATGATACGGCGTTCTTTTTCAAGAAGATGGGCGATTGGATTGATGAGATTTACGAGCACTGCCGGGATTGCAAGGTTTGTTTTGATGGTGATATCAGGTGTTGCCCGAGAGCAATGTGTTTGGCGGAGAATTACACCGTTACCGGCAATCCGTTAAAGCCAGCGCCGAATCACTGCTGGGCGAACCGGATTGAGACAGCTACCTATGAATATATCGCAAAGAAGGCGATCGAGACCGGAGTTGATGTTCTTTATCATAAGGGGCGAGCATGAAAGTTCCGGTTTATAAGTCAGTGTATCTGTATTTGACGCACGCCTGCAACGCCAATTGCTCGTTTTGTTATCGCATGGGGTTGTTTGAGCGCAACAAGATGTCGACACTCGGGCCTGTGAAAATGTCTAAGCGGACGGCGGATGACATTCTTGATTTTTGTTTCTCAAGGCTTAAGCTGGCACCGAAGTTTACAATTTATTTTTGGGGTGGTGAGCCAACGGTTAATTTCGAGGTTATCCAGTATGTGATGGAGAAGTATCCGCAGATGCTCTTTCATATGAATACTAACGGCGCTTTGATTAACGAGCGCATGTATGAGTTTTTCTCAAAGCACCGCAATATTGGGATCACGTGGTCGTTTGGCAATTGCTATGAGAAATACGGCGGGCCCCAAGCTAAGGCGCAGGCGGAAGACTGGATGCTGAAACTGGTTAGAGAAAATCCGAATCACAGCGTGAACTTCATGGTTGTGGAGTATGGAAAGCTCAAAGAGGATTTTGATTTCATCGCCAAGAACATCACACGCAATATCACGATTGACCTCGCAACAAGGCACGATCACAGCCAAGAGGATTTGGAGAGGTTCGCTGAGCAGTATTTCGAGTTGCTCATCGAGCATGAGAAGGATAGTGAGATGTTTCAAACGCTTAATCCGGCGCTTCATAGCAACGCTTATGTTCGTGAGTTCGGGTTAAAGGCGCAGGTGAGGGAGTTTCACTTTTGCAGGACGGGGCTTGAGCGGCTTTTCATCGATACAGAGGGCGGTATTTGGCAGTGCGACAACATGTATATCTGCAGGCATAACCGGCTGGGGTCAGTGTATGAAGGGATCGATTACTCAAAGTTGGATTATGTGTTGGAGATTGACGCAAATAGAGAAAGGTATCTCGGCAGGTTTTGTGAGGATTGTGAGTTGTATAAACGGTGCCCTCGCAATAAATGTCTGGGGCTGAACCTTGAGCATATGGGTGACATGTTTAAGCCGGAGCCGGGGTATTGCGCCATGAATAAGGTTCTGGCAAAGGTCATTGATAAATATATCCAGTTGGAAAAAGAAAAGAAGGAGGCGGTTAATGTCTAACGAAGAAGTGGTCGGCGGTAAAACCAAAGACGAAATTAAAAGCATAGATTTGTTTGTCACCGAGCAGTGCAACATGAACTGCGATTATTGTTTTCACCCAAAGGGTGAGGCAGTGCTTTCGGTCGAGCAAGGCAGGAAGATTCTTGCCCGGATGAAGGAGTTAAGCCCGGGATCGTTGCAGATTACGTTTTTTGGCGGTGAACCGCTGTTGTATCCGCAGACGGTTTTGGATCTCGCTCAATACGCCCGGGAATTGTGGCCACCGGATAAAGAAGGACGGCACACTTCCACGTTTTCGATTTCTACCAATGGAATGTTTTTCGATGAGGAAGTGTTCAGGAGGTTCACTGAGTTTGGAATGGCTATTCAGGTCAGTTGTGACGGCGATGAGATCACGCACACCGAATGCAGGCATGGCGACTATAAGCGGATCATAGAGAACATGAAGAAGATTCTGGCGATCAAGCCCGATATGAGCGTGCGCATGACCTTCACGCCCAAGACGGTCGGCAGGTTGGCGATCAATGTGCAGTACCTGCACGAGCTTGGGATTACAAAGATAATGCACCATGCTGTTATTGAGGAAGACTGGACGGAGGAAGCTGTTGAGCAATACCGCTATCAGTTGTCGCAGATTTATCATTACCGCAGGTATTGCAAGCGTCAGGGGTTGCCTCTTGAGATAGCGTTTATCGATAAACCGCTCAAGATCGTAAA